AGATACGGGTGGGTGGGCAGTCGCACAAAGCGTCTTTCCGTCACCGTAAGTAGTACCAGCGTCAAAAGCGTTGTTCAAAATTGAAGCCGCTTTAACCTGCTTAGTGTACGCCATTGCACGAGCAAGCGCCTTCGTATAACGAGATGACAAAGAGTCATACAAGTTATCTTCAATAGCTTCTTCAGTGATAGAGAAGCCCATTGCGATTGTTTCGTGGTTATAGCGAGCAGTCCATGCTTCCTGTGCATTGTCATATTCGATGGCAGAGCCTTCAGATTTGACAGGTGCCGCAGAGAAACCAGACAGCTTTGTTTCTTCTTCAAAAGAACGGTCAGAAGATTCTGTTTCAAAAATCTCTTTGTGCTCTTCACCATACTTTGCGTACTCCATTCCGAACAGAGCGTTCAGTCCGGGAAGGAGTTCTTTGAGTAGCTGGGCGCGTGAAATTGCCATGTTACATCACTCCTTATACGCCAGTTGTATTGTCGTACTGGTGACCCGCGTTCCACTTAACGTAGGCTTCGGTATAACCACCAGATGCGTTTTTAGTCTCTTCAACCAAACCAATAATACGGAATGGTAGAGTTGCAGTAGTTGCTGACGTATCAGAAATACCACATAGAGACTTGCCTGTTGCTGTGTCACCAGCGTTGTTCACGCCAGCTACGTTTGCGCCAATATCAGTTTGTGCAAGGTCACCAATGGTAGTGCCCGAAGACAATACAGCAACTTTGAACAGAACGTCAGTAGCGTCCACAACATAAGCTTCAATGTCGTCAGCGGCTGTACTTGCTGGGAAGTACTGGCTGTACAACTTGTAGCCAAGAGTAGGGTCTGTGTAAGAACAGCCCACGAAAACACCAACAGGTGTCATTGCGGCGTCGAACGTATCACGCTCAACAGTACCACCGGTAACCAACGTAACGGCATCTCCGTTGAAGATAGAAGTAGCGTAGCCACTTGCGATCTTAAACGTGCGAGTTACACCCGCGAATGGAGTACCACTAATCAGTTTAACCGGAACCAGTCCATAAGGACCGTCAACAGATGGATAAGCCATAATTAGCTCCTATATCTATGTTCCATTACCAAAAGATACCTTCGATTTGCGCTCATTAAACAGCGGCATACGAGGATCATTTTCTCTCATTAGGTTGTTGTCTACTGAGTTCATTTGCGCGTCTGCTTGCTGTCCGTAATATTCATTACGTTCCTCAACCATTTCAACCGGCGCTTTACACAGCATCAACCCACCAATCACAACATTATCTTTAAAACGGTCATTCTCAACCGTAACCATTGTGATTTCAGGATGATCTGAAGCCTTAACTGGCTCCCAACCTTCCCTGAGTTTGGAAGATACATTGGTGGCGTCAACTTGCCCTTGCGTGCTCACACGGACCCAGTGAAATTCATAGCCCGGCTCGGGGTTCGGAGATGGCAACACCTCTGGACGCGCCCATGCCTTTTTACGGACCGTTTTCTCACGTGTGGTCTGCTCACGATTAATGCGATTCTCAGCCATTGTTCTTCCTCATATCTAGTGCAACCTGTTTGGCGTAAACATCCAGTGGAACTCCAAGTCGTTTAGCTAAGTTCACCTGTGTTTGCGTTAGTTTCACCTTCTTAGGTGATGTGCTCCGCGTAGCGGGGGCAACCACATTTGAACGCCTCGACTTGCTAGTCTCTGGTTCTGGCTCATAATCCTCGAACTGATCGGGGAATACTTGCCGCATACGAGAATCAATCCTCTCGTAGTATTCGTCACTTTGAGGGTCCATACCCTCTTGATTGACAAGTTTATTATGCAACCCCAGCGCAAAACTTGTCATCTCATCGTCTTCACCAAACCACGTGTTCTGTTTAGCCCACGATACGGCTCGGTCATCTGGTTTAACCGCCGGGGCGGGGTTATCCAATACTTGTGGTTGTACAGGAGTCTCATTCTCCTGTAAAGCTTTAGGTTTGAAATTATTTACCCTTTCAGACCGTAACTTAGCGTTTGTTAACTTATCTTGCGCTTCAAGCACGGCATCTGAGTCGCCAGACTCATACGCTTCTTTGTATGCTCTTTTAGCCGCTTCTAATTCAACTTCCGCGTTTTTCTTAGCCTGTCCAAGTAAAACTTCTTGATTCTTACTTACAGTACCTTTGAGTTTTTTATTCTCCTCGACTAACTGCTGTGCAAGACGTTCTAACTCCTGACGTTCACGTAACGCGGTTTCTTTCGCCCGACGCTCGTCGTGATAGCCTTTACTAAAGTGCTGAATCCTTTTACGCACTTTTTCAGAATATTCTTCAAGCTCTTCGTCAGTGACATCAGCAGGAGGGTCTGAAGGTTTACGACCCCTGTCTTTCTTGGGAGTGTCATCAACAACCTCGATGTCAAAGTCACCCTCATCGTCAACAGTTTTAGACTCAACAGGTTCTTTCGCTGTCTTACCTGAGAGATCGATCTCGACAGCGCTGGAGTCTTCAATTTCAATATCTGGTTTTTTATTTTCCTCGTCAGGAAATTCGTATTCAACTTTTTGAAATCCCATGTTTTATTCCTCACGCACGCGTAATTCCACGCGGATCTTTAACTACGGCTTCAATAGAGTCATCGTTCATTAGACGATACTCCATGCCCCCCACTTTAAAACGAGTTCCGGTATTCATTCGGAACATGACGTAATCGCCTTCTTTACACCAAGGACCAGTCGGAAAGCGGTCTTTATCAGAATAGGCTTGTTCGCCCATGTCTAATACAAGGCCAACCATCGACATAATCTCATCATGGTGTATAGCTTGTGCGGCTTTAATAATCCCACTATCCCCATAAGTTTCTTCGACTTCAGGCATTGCGATTAGTATGTGATAACCAACGGGTTTGGGGAGTCTATCCTCAAGTTGGTCGTCTGTTAGTTCTATCTTTTCTGCGGCGTCAGTCATTGAACTCACTCTCCGTATGGCTTCTCGCAAGGTCTTTTGTTAGTTGCTGTGCGGCTTCAAGACCTCGGATCAAGCCGTACGCTTCCCTGTATTGCCCGTAGTCTTTTGGACCACCTGCTTTTAGGAACTCAGTTGCATTGTCAATCTGACCTTGCATTTGCTCATGTAGCACGTCAAAGACGGTTTTCATGTGTTACTTCCCTTCTATTTATACCTAGGGTCGGATTTTACTAAGTCTGCTTTTAGCTTTGCTTTAGCTATATTCGTGTCGTTAGTAAGTTTCTCCCCTGCTTGCTTGGCTTTAAGAGCCAATTCTTGCGCTTCCAACTGGAGCTTTTGTTGCTCCATTGCGGTGTCTTGTTGATCTGCTTGCGCCTTACGCGCCTGTTCAGCTTGCTTGAGTTGTATCTCAGCTTGGTCTTTAGCGGCCTTGCGTTGTACTTCCTGCGCTTTGACTTGCAGTTCTTGCTGTTGAAGCTGAAACATTGGGTCTTGTGCTTGCTGTTGAGCTTGCTTTTGCGCGGCTTGCTGTTTGTTGGCTTGTGTAAGTTGCTGACCAGCTTGAGCAACGAGGCGGGAAAGTTGAACCTCGATTTCTTCTGGTAGCTCTTCGTTTGGCGCTGGGAGCGGTGCTCCAAGTTTCTCTTCGATCTGTTTGCGATACTTGAACCCGAGGTGTTCTGCGAGGTGCGCTTGCAACGCCGCCATCATCTGCTTGGCCTGTGGGTTCTGACCAATAAGCTGTGCGATCTGCGGGTCTTGCATAAAAGACATATGTGCCGCGATGTGCGCTTCGTGGTCTTGGTAGATAAACGCCTTCAACGGCTTTCCGTTGAGTACGTCCATGTTTTCGCTGATTGGATCTGCTGGTTTTGCGTCGTCCTTCGTTGGGACAAGTTTGTCTGCGTTCTTGACGCCTAGCACCTCAATCATCTGGCGATGGAGTTGAGGGAGATCGTAGATTTGTGGCGCTTGCTGTGCCATTTGCAGAACAGCCTGATACTGAACGACACGCTGTGCCATCGTAGAACTGTTCGGGTCGGATACTGGAATCACGTCAACCATTTCGTAGTCGGCGCGACGTGCGGAGATGTCGCCTTTGATCGGCTCATACTCGTAATCAATCGGCGCGTACTCTGCCATGATCGCCTTAAGCATCTTGAACTCTTGCTTCATGGCGTAGTGGACACGTGCCTGTACCGCCGCCATCGGCTTCAACGTACGCTCCAAGAGCGCGAGCGTTGTACCCACAGGCGCGTTAGCGGACATATCACTGATGTTCATGTCACTGATAGCGCCCAGACGACGGCCTTCGTTTGTGATCTTATCTAAGAGAGCGAGCAGAGTCTGCGACGGCTCTTTGTAAGGAAGTGGCATGATATTGTCACGGATGGTACCAGACGGCACATCAACGTCTTTCCACTCACCCGGCTCAATCGGCGTATCGTCACCTTTAATCCGCATACCACGAGCTTTCAGACCGCCCGGTAAGTTAGCGAGCGTACCTGCGTCCACCAACTGACGAATCAACGATGTACCTGCGCGTGCGTAGCCGCCAATGATATGAATCAGGCCAAGGCCATAGAACCCAAAGCCCGGTACATACACATAATGTACGAAGTGCTGGTTCTTCAACATCAGCGGATCATCTGGGTTCCAGTTGCGACGTACGGATAAAACTTCTCCTGTACCACGCTCAATCGTAACAACGTACGGTTTAGCGATCTGGATATCGCCGTCTTCTTCATCTAACTCGTCAATAATAAGATCTGCATGAATCTCATAGATCGCGTAGCGGTCATCATCAGTTAGAGTAAAGCCACCTTCTTCAGCCTTTTTCTCTTCGATATCCGTATGGAATGTCTCAGGCTCACCAAGTTCTACTTGTCTATAAAAACCTGCGGCTTGCAATTTTGCCACATCGTTCTTTGTCTTACGCATAATATGCGTAACACGCTCTGCGGTCTCTAAATGTGACGCGCCGTAAGGAACAATGACATCCTCTGCTGGAATGTAGATAGCAACTTGACGTGCAATGTTTGGATCGTAGTAAACCTTCTTGAACGCAGACCCCGCCAGACCCAAGCTGTACAACATACGCTCGTGCTCTGGGCGGTACTCAACCATCGTCTCCGTTAACTGATAGTTCATATCAGCCTTGACACGGTTAGCGGCTTCTACTTTCTCTTTAGTTTCCTCACCAAGAATCTTAGTTTTAACAGGCCCATTCGCTGGGAATGTCTCAGACATCGTTTCCGCTTGGAAACGGATCGCCGCCTCCGCAAGAACGGTGGAATATACTCCACATGACCCTTCCCAAGGGTCAGTTCTCTCTTCATATTTGAATCCTAGAACTTCTAGACCTTTAACAAATGTGTCAGCCCATTCTTTCCGACTATCGATATCAGCTTCGACTAACCCAAGCAGATCATCTGATAACTCGTTTAGGAGACCTTCATCGAGGTGTTCAGCGAGGTTAGCGTCAAACGGAACCATTTCGTCCAGTCCCTCGTCTGGTACGAGAGCAATCTCGATACCATCTGCGCCAATAATTACGGCTTCAGGATCGACAATCTCGATCTCAACTTCAGGAGCTTCCCCTTCCAGTGCTTCATCTATACCTTCTGGAGCCGCGTATAGTCCCTTCTCAATAGCCATAGCCTAACCTCTTAGTAGTACCCGCCTCGGCGTTGTCTAAAATATTGAATGTCTTCTGGCTCGTCTGTGGGGAGTCTGATGAACCCTCCCTGACGAAACCGCATAAGCGCCATCACCGTGCTGTCCACCAAGTCATCATGACTCGCAAATGGGAAACCTGCGATCTCTTCGACGACTTCTTCGGCCCAACGCGTTGTCGGTACCCAAACTATTCCTGACGCTACAATATCAGATACTGAGTTCAAACGTGCAAGTTTATCGCCTGTGCCCCTATGCGGTGTGTATTCCTGCACAGGGAGACCCATCCGTCTCATCTCCTGATAGAGGGCTGTACCGGCTGACTTTTTCTCCACGATGAACGCATCTGGCTCCCACTCCTGATACTCCTCCATTGCGAGGTTCTTCAACTCAGGAAACTCAAACCGATCCTTAATACTGTTCAGCAGGATGATATTGTACGCCTCGGTCTCCTCGTTGAGGAACACGCCCCACGTGGTCAACGCCGTATAGTCGGCACGGTTGTGTTTCTCTGCGGCGGCGTCAAGCGACATAATAATGTACTCACACGGCGGCGGGCTATCTCCACCCCATGTCTGCCACCACTCACGCTTGATCAGTGCGGCTTCTTCTGCGGTCGGCTGTTGCTGGTACTGGGCGTTCCACTGGAACACAGGCATTGACGCCTTTGTCCGCTCCAGCGCCTCCATGTCAAAGAACTCAGGCCACAACGGTTTCTTGATCGTCTTATTCTTTTTCTCAATCTCTAGGATCGCTGGGAACTCAACAACTTCATACTGGTCAGCTTTATCGTTGTGAGTCATGTCCCGAACTACGCGTCCGGTCAGGTCATCCATGTGCCATCGTGTTTGAATGATGGCAACGCGGCCACCCGGCATGAGTCGAGTACGTGCGCCAAATGTGAACCACTCGTAGGCTTTTTCAAACACTTCAAAATTTCCGTTGATAACGTCTTGTTCTGAGTGCGGGTCATCCACGAGGAGGAGGTCGGCACCACGGCCAGCAAGAGCACTACCAATACCGCACGCATAATACTCGCCCCCGAAATTCGTATTCCATCGACCGGCGGATTTCGAGTCAATTGCAAGCTGAACATTAGGAAACACCTCTTTATATTGATCTGTATTAATTAAGTTACGCACTTTACGACCAAAATCTACAGCCAAATCAGTGGTATGCGACACCATCATGACCTTTTTATTAGGATTTCTACCCAAAAACCACGCTGGAAACATGATGGAAACAAGCTGGGATTTACCGTGACGAGGCGGAATATTGACGCAAATACGGTCTTTGTTACCCTGTTCAATCGCCATCAGCATATCTGCAAGGATTCTGTGGTGTTTACCCACCTTATAATCTGGTTGCATATGCTTACAAAACGCGATCAGATCATCGTATAACGCTTTAATCTGCTGTCTTTTATCGATCTCATCGACAATCTTATGGATTTCAGCGACTTCCTCGTCCGTATAGTGGTCGAGATTGTCCAACATCGCTTGAATTTCAGAATCTGTGAAGTCTACAGCTTCATTCATCGTCGAATTCGCCCAGTTCCTTGTCTACGTCGAGGGGTTCACCGTCTAGAATCACGGCATCTTCTATATCTTCCACCGGACGGACAATCTTTTCCAACTTCTGGCGTAGTTGTTGACGTAATTCATCGGTGGTCTGGTGTGTGACAGTCACTTCGGTCTTTTCAGCGAACAAACCTACGTCTGAGATCTTCCCTAAATTCTCTAACGCACGCAGTCGAATACGTGGGTCGGGGTTCTCGGTCTCTAGTAGAAGCTTGTTAGTGACTAAATGGCGGATATGCATCGAGTTTTCGACTACCGCTTGCCCAAATTCCTCCAAGATATTACTTGCGAGGACCAACGATGCAGGGCGTAACTTTGCCGCACGCTTATGCGTAACAGCTTTAGAGGTTCCTTCGGGATCTTTGGCGTATGCAGAGGTCAACGTCGCCGCGACAGCCTTATCTTCATCTGTCACGTCTATTTTTAAACCTAAATCCAGCGCTGTGTTACACGCCGCCTGTGCTCGTTCACGCAAATCCGTATATGGCACGTGAGGTGACAGGGGGACGCCAAGTTCTGGGCTTACTAATAACGTCATATTGTCTCGCAGGTGTTAACCGATTGCATAAATATATAGCAAAAAATATTTTTTACAACAAGATCAACCAATGTGTCGGCAAGTTTTTCTTCGTCCAGTGTGAGTTCGTAGTCGTTAAGTGATAGATATTCCAGGCAAACGGCTAAAGCTGTTCGTTTGTTGCCATCAGAAAATGAATGGCTGGCGGCAATAGCAGCAACATATTTCGATGCTATTTCAAAAACATCATCCAGCCCCTCATATATGATGGCATTATCGATGCGAGCAAGTGCACCTTCGAGCTTGCTTCTGTCAGCTGAGCCTTTGAGGCCTTTGCCGTTTTCTAAGATATAGCGGTTTATTTCAATAACCCGGGAAGGAGGAAACTGAATAATATCCATTACATATCTGCCAGCCGGTCAAATGTCTTCTTGTGGGACCTGAGAGCGAGCTTTGTTTCACTTTTAATTATTTGCTTGCCCTCTACACCCGACAGATCAAGTTTTTTGGATGCTTTGATGTGCGGACGCTTTTCAGCTTTTGGTAAGCCATGTTCTGTACGTGTCATAGGAGTCAGTCAGTGAATGGATTATTCGGAATATTCAAGCATGGAAAACACAAAAAAGCCCGCTTAACTTTCATTAAGCGGGCTTTCGAAATAAGTGGTAGCTATGGGCAGACTTGAACTGCCGACCCCAGCATTATGAATGCTGTGCTCTAACCAGCTGAGCTACATAGCCACTTCACACTGAGAAGGAGGTAGATGACCTTGCCGTCTCAAGTGGCGCGTA